GGAAACTACAGCAGTCAGTACCATCCCGACGTGGGGCTGATCGACGCGAGCGCCAACGAGCTGAACAGCTCGACCAACGTGGTGCCGTGCGCCATCTATGCGTTCGGCGCTCAGCAGCGTTCGAGGTACATCGGCGAAGCGCCCGATTTCGGTCTGTGCCGGATGGACTTCCTCGCGCCTGGGGACTCGATCACCATCGGAACCGACACATGGCGCGTCTTCCCTTTGCTGCAGCGCGGAACAGCCAACGATTTCGGCAACACCAGCGCGCTGGTCGGCTATGCATTCCGGGTGGTCGAGTAGAAATGGCGACCTTCCCCGGATTTCAGGTACCTCGGCCGGTCGAAGCGGTCGTTGCCGGCATCACCCCGAACATCTCCGCTCTGGGCTTGAACCAGGACATCACCCTGGGCTCGGCCAGCGCCTCGACCTGGGCCGGCGCCTACGCGGCGCATCAGCCGGTAGAGGTGATCCATTCGACGTACCAGGCTGTCCACCAAAGCGCTCTGGAAGAGAACTACTACAACCGCCTGTGGCTGATCCCTGGCCGATTGGATCTGGGGAACGTCGTGAGCGTGCAGGAACGTCCCGTCTCAGTTTGGAACGCCCACTTCACGCCCCGCACCCTGTCGCAGATCGATCGCGAGGACGCCGATGGCATCAGCCTGGCCGGCCAGCCGTCGCCGCCGTTGCCGTTCGCGGCGCTGCAGGAGCGCATCTGGACTGTGGCCGTGTCGACCGATGGACCGCCGGTAGTGGACGCGCGCATCGTCTGGCAACTGCAGGACGAACAGCCGTTGATCCTGGTCATTACCGGAAACCGGATCACCGCGTGGCCGTTTGCGCCGGACTGGGCTGATGGCGTGCAGGAGTCACTGGAGTGGTTGACCGAGCTGCTGACCAGCACGTCGGGAGTCGAGCAACGGCGATCGCTGCGTTTGTCACCCCGGCGTTCATTCGAAGCTGAGTTCTACGCGGAGGGGCGCGAGCGCGTGCTCCTCGATCTCAGCTTGGCCGGCTGGGGCGGGCGAATCTGGGCGCTGCCGGTGTGGCCGGACATCCAGTTGCTGGCAAGCGTCACCGCGGCCGGCGCGCAGACGGTCGAGTGCGATACGCGCTGGCGGGACTTCCGTGCCGGCGGCCTTGCGCTGCTGCGCGGTGAGTCAGCATTCGAGTACGAGGTCGTGGAGATCCAGGCTCTGGCGGCGTCGGCCATTCAGCTTGCGCGCCCGGTTCAGCGGCGCTGGCCGGCCGGCTCCCGCTTGTACCCCATTCGCACCGCACAGCTGACGGAGCAACCGGCGCTGACCCGGCTGACCGACACCCTCTACAGCGCACAAGCGCGGTTCCTGGTGATGGACAGCAGCGACTGGCCGGAGGTCATGCCCTCGACAACGTACCGGGGCTGGCCTGTGCTCGAGCAGCGGCCCGAGGAGTCCGAAGACTTGTCCGTGTCGTACCAGCGCCTGATTGATGTCCTGGACAACGAGACAGGGCTGCCGCAGTTCAGTGACCAGGCTGGAATAGGGTTCCCGGTGCATGGCTTCCGCTGGCAGACCGAGGGCCGCGAGGAGCACGCGGCGCTGCGCAGCCTGCTGTATGCCCTGCGCGGTAGGCAGAAAGCGATCTGGATTCCGACCCATGCCGCCGACCTGGTGCTGGTCGACACGGTGGCTGCGACCAGTTCCGTCCTCGATGTCGAGCTGGTTGGCCTGGCGAGGTTCTTCAGGGCTGATGCGCCCGGCCGGCGTGATATCCGCATCGAGCTGTACGGCGGGCAGGTCTTCCATCGGCGCATCCTCGACGTCAGCGAGCTGAACGTCGACGTCGAGCGCATGGCGATCGACAGCGCGCTCGGCACAGTTGTCCGGCCGAGCGACGTTGCGCGCATCTCGTTCATGACCCTCTGCCGGCAAGACAGCGACAGCGTGCAGATCACCCACGAAACCGACACCGACGGCATCAGCACAGCCAGCACGGTGTTCCGAGGAGTACGCGATGAGCTTCAGTGATCGCGAGCGGTCGCTCGCCGATGGCCAGGCGATCAGCTTGTACGACTTCCGCCTCGGCCCGATCCGTTGGACCTACACAACAGCGAATCGAGACATCGAGTTCAACAACATGACCTTTCGGGCGCGGCCTGTGAGCGACGATGGACGGCGCATGACCGGCCAGGTCAGCGCCGACATCATGACGGTTACTGGCCCGAGCGACTTGGAAGTCGCGCAGCTGTACCGGGGCGCTCGGCCATCGAAGGCTCCAACACTGACCGTCTGGGACATCCACTGGAACGAACCGCAGGGGCTTGTGGTGTGGATGGGCAGGATCGACGAGGTGAACTGGCCGGCCGACAGCCGGGTGCAGATCAAGTGCCGGCTGCTCGGAACAGAACCGCGTACATCGATCAGCCTCGCATGGGGACGTGAGTGCCCTTACACGGTGTTCGATCACAACTGCCGGGCAGACCGCGAGCAATACCGCGTGCCGTTCACCGTCGAGTTGCGTGATGGCAACAGCGTGACGGGGGCCGGCAACGCGATCGGCGGCTACCCCGATGCTTGGTTCCGCGGAGGCTACGTCGAGTGGGACAGCGGCCAGGGAGTGATCGAGCAGCGTGGTATCCAGCAGCACACCGGCAACCGCCTGGTCCTGGTGGGTGGCACCTCGCTGTTGGCTCCTGGTACTCGGGCTGTCGCGTTCCCTGGCTGTGACCAGCTCATTCAGACCTGCAACGATAAGTTCGACAACACGCCGAACTGCGGTGCAGTGCCGTTTCTTCCGGGCAAGTCGCCGTTCGACGGCGATCCCTGGTGGTAATCCCTGGTGGTAGGAGTCATCCATGTGGGTGCAAATCGCGATTCTGGTCGCATCGTATCTGATCAGCAGCGCTACTTCTGCGAAAGCGCCGAAGCCGAAACCGGAGGCGCTGACTTCCGAAGATCTTCCGCAGACCGAGGACGGCACCGGCCACTACGTGATCTTCGGCGATGTGTGGATCGAGGACTGGATCGTCCTCGGTACCGGTAACGAGCGGACGAAGGCAGTCAAATCGAAAGGGTCGAAGAAGTGACGGATCTGATCATCACAACAGCGCATCTGCGCAGTGTGCCAGGGCTGACCAGCCGACCGGGCTACTGCGTATCCGGCGCACGTGCCTGGTTCAACGCCCATGGCTTGGACTGGCACCGGTTCGTTGCGGAGGGAGTGCCGGCATCGGTGCTTGAGGCTACCGGAGACGAGTTGGCCGTGCGCCTGGTCAACCACGCACGTGCGGAGGCGGGATATGGGCGGCCGTAGCAAAGCGCAAACGATGGGCTACCGCTACTACATGGGTATTCTCATGGGGTTTGCGAGAGGTCCGCTGGACGAAATGGTCGAGATCAAGGCCGGTGACCGTACCGCTTGGAAGGGTTCGGTGATGAGTAACCAGACCATCCAGATCCAGGCCGGTGAGTTGTTCGGGGGGGATAAGGCCGAGGGTGGCATCGCCGGGCCACTGGACGTCATGTTCGGCGCCCCGGGGCAGCCGGTGAATCCTCGCCTGGCGGCGATGGTGGGTGGCTTGGTGCCTGCGTTCCGCGGCGTCACCACTGCTTTCTTCGACGGGCAACTCTGCGCGATGAACAGGTACCCGAAGGCCTGGATGAGCCGGTGGCGACGAGCGCTCAACGGATGGGACGGTGGAACCTGGTATCCCGAGAAAGCAGTGATCAGCCTGGCCGGCGACCAGGTGAAGGCGATGAACCCCGCTCACATCTTGTTCGAGTGCCAGACCAACCGCGACTGGGGCCGGGGCAAGGATCGCGGCCTGCTGGACCAGGCGTCGTATCGCACGGCCGCAGATACGTTGTTCGCCGAGGGCTTTGGTCTGTGCCTCAAGTTTCGCGTGGCAGACGAGCTGGACAACTTCGAGCAGACCGTCCTGGATCACATCGGTGCCACCCAGTTCCTTTCTCGATCGACCGGACTCTGGACGCTGCGGCTGATCCGTGACGACTACGACGTCGCGACGCTGCCCGTATTCGATGAGGACAGCGGGCTGCTCGGGATCGACGACGACAGCATCACATCGCTCGACGGCACGGCGAACCAGTTCGTCGTCGTCTGGCATGACCCCATCACAAACACCGACCGGCGTGCCCGTGCGAAGAATGCCGGCGCGATCCGCGCGGCCGGCGGCGTGATAACGACGACGAAGGAGTATCCGGGCCTACCGACCGGCGAGTTGGCCGGCAGGGTGGCGGCGCGCGACTGCAACGTGTCGACGTCGGCTATCCGCAAGCTCCAGGTGCGGCTCGATCGGCGCGCATATGCGCTGAACCCTGGCGACGTGTTCTGCGTTCGCAGCCGGAAGCGCGGGATCGAACTGATCGTCCTGAGGGCCGGCAAGATCGACTATGGCACCCTCACGAAGGGCACCATCGCCATCACCGCGCTGGAAGACGTGTTCGGACTGCCGGCAGCCGGGACGTCCGCAGTCCAGCCGCCGAACTGGACCCCGCCCGACCGCACCCCGCGGGTCATTGCGACCCGCCGGCTCATCGAGGCGCCGTACCGCGACCTCGCGGCGGCACTGAGCGATGCGGATCTCGCCCAACTGCAGCCCGAGACGGGTGTCCTCGCCGTGGTGGGCATGCGGCCGTCCGGCCTGCAGATGAACTACGCGCTGCTCAGCCGCGTGGGGTCTGCACCATTCGACGAGCGGACGTCCGGCGACTTCTGCCCGGTCGCGACGATCTCAGCAGATATCGGCCGGGGCCTGACCAGCGTCAGCGTCACGCTTGTCCAAGGGGTTGATCTTGACCTCGTCGAGGTGGGCTCGGCCGCGATGATCGATGACGAGATCTTCCGCGTCGACGCGATCAACGCCGCGGCCGGCACCGCGGTGCTCGCGCGGGGATGTGTCGATACGCTGCCAGCGCCGCATGAGGCCGGCGCGCTGATCTGGTTCTATGAAGACTGGACGGCTGAGGACACGCGTGAGTACGTGACCGGCGAGACGGTGCAAGTAAAGCTGCTGAGCCGTACCAGCTCGGCGACGCTCGCAGAGAACCTGGCACCGGTCGACTCACTGCGAATGAACCAGCGCCAGGCGCGGCCCTATGCGCCAGGCCGCGTGCTTGTGTGCGGTGTTGCGTATCCGACTAAGACCTACGGTGTGCTGACCGTGTCTTGGGCGCACCGCAACCGGCTGCTGCAGGCCGACCAACTGGTTGACTCGTCTGCGAGCAGCATTTCGCTGGAGGCTGGCACGACATACACGCTGAGCATCTACAGCGGCACAAGCCTGAAGAAGTCGTACACCGGCCTCACCGGCACGACCTGGACTTACCCGGTCGAGGACGACATAGCGCACGGGCTGCTGCCGGTGCTGCGCATCGTGCTGTTCAGCGTTCGCGACGGTCTGCAGAGCTGGCAGCAGCACGACATCACAATCGAACGACACGGCCTTGGCTTCCGCCTCGGCGAGGAACTTGGAGGCGTAGCACAATGACTCTTTATATGGGACCGAATACCGGCCTGCTGATCAATGGCTTGCCGGGAGAAGGGCATTACAGCGATCTGATTCGGATGTGGCGCTGGGACGACTTCCTCCGCCAGCCGGTCGTCAAGGGGCGCGTCGCCTCGTTGCCCACAAGCGGCCAGGCCGAGGGCGACACTTACATTTTCACCGGCAGCGGCGCGAACCAGAACCGAATTGCACGCTGGTGGGCAACGGGTGCGACGACGCCCATTTGGGAGTACATGCCGCCACGACTGGGCTGGCGGGTGCAGGTTGCGAACGAGACGACGCCGAGCGGCCAGGTCAAGACCTACGAGTATTCCGGCAGCGCCTGGACTGAGCTGGTGGGCGGTATGTCGGACGCGCCTAGCGACGGAAAGGCATATGCCCGCGAAAGCGGCGCCTGGACTGAGCTGGGATCTGCCGCGAAGTCGGCACTCAACGTTCTGCCGTTCATGAACCTGATGCCCGACATGGGGCGCTTCGCGGGAACCGCAGCCAATCCGCTGAATACGATGTTCACAACGTCATGGACTCCAAGCACCTTCATCAATGGCTGGAACGGCGCGGCCCTCGCAGATGGGGGCAAGTTCTCGTTCGACAACAGCACGAACGGCGGGGCGGGGCCGGCGCTCAATGCGAGGGTACAGGCACTTCTCACGGCAATGGGCCGCACCTGGACATCGGTTTCAAGGTACGGCGTCGAGTTCTTCACCACCGTTCTGACGGCGGGATCGCAGACAACAACCGGCTCGGCCGGCGCGGATGGGGTTACGCGCTATCTGTGCTGCTCCAACGGCAGTAAGACAGTTTTCAACGCGGGCGCGTGGGCGACGGTGGTCATGTGGCTGCGAGTCGAAAGCGGCTCAGCTCATATCTCGTCGGCGCCTTATACGACCCATCGCCTTTGGATCAATGGCGCTGTTGCTGCTCCAGGGGTTGTGCTGCCGGCAGGCCAATGGGTGCATCTGCGATTCTCGATGCAGTCATATAACGGCTATGACAACGCGTGTCCGTACATCTACGCATCCGCAGGGGCTCAGATCGCGTTTGCATGCCCGGCGTGGTTCGGTGGCCTCGTCGATCCGGGTATCCACGTTGCACCCATCCTGACAATCAACGGAGCAAGCGCATGACCATGAAACGAGTTCTACTGAAAGGCGAGTTCTTCGCGGAATGGGATGGCACGCTGGACGAGGCCGCAGCACTCGCTGGCGTCCCGGTCGGCGACCTGGCGTTCCACCCGGATGATGTGCTCGCCGAGGTCAAGGAGCTACGCCGCCAGGCCTATCGCACCGAGTCTGACCCGCTGCGCCTGGAGGCCGAGTTTGACGCCATCGCCGCTGGCTCCGAGCCGGATCTGGCGGCATGGGTCGCGGCCGTGCAGGCGATCAAGGCGCGGTATCCACTTCCCTCGGAGTAAAGAGAGGGCGCCTCGTAGGGGAGCGGCAACTCCCGTCCGAGGCGTCGACCAGCAGAGACAGCCTGCAAGCCAACCGAGGCCCTCCCACTCTCGCGAGAGCTGGGCGAGCCTAGCAAAACTGAAAAGGCTTTGCAGAGGATGAAAGACATACGTTGTGGCGGCTGCAACCGCCTGCTGGCCCGCGCCGGCCAATTCGATCAAATCCAAATCAAGTGTCCCCGGTGCGGGACCTTGAATCACCTGAAGGCCGAGAGCCTCCTGATAGCGCCGCTGAGCGCCCCATGCCGTCAGGAGGCATCATGTCCGCCCAACCCATCATTCCCTGGATAGGGGGTAAACGTCGGCTCGCCGATCGGATCTTTCAGTTGTTCCCACGCCACTCCTGCTATGTGGAGCCGTTCGCAGGAGGAGCTGCTCTGTTTTTCCTCCGCCCGGTGCCGGCAGAGGTTGAGGTTCTCAACGACGTCAACGGCGACTTGGTCAATCTGTACCGGGTCGTTCAGCACCACCTGGAGGAGTTCGTCCGTCAATTCAAATGGGCACTCAGTTCTCGCCAGGTATTCAAGTGGCTGCAGGAGACGCGCGTGGAGACCCTGACCGACATCCAACGCGCGGCCAGGTTCTACTACCTGCAGCAGAGCGCCTTCGGCGGGCGTGTGGATTGCCAAAGTTACGGAACGGCCACCACGCAGCCGCCAGGTCTCAACCTGCTGCGGATCGAGGAGGCGCTCTCTGCCGCTCATCTGCGCCTGAGCAACACATACATCGAGCATCTGACCTGGCAGGACTGCCTGAAGCGCTACGACCGCGAGCACACGCTCTTCTACATGGACCCACCATACTGGGAGACAGAGGGCTACGGCGTGCCGTTCGGCTTCGAGCAATACCTGGAGATGGCTGAGATGCTGAAGCGGTTGAAGGGGAAGGCAATCATCAGCCTGAACGACCATCCAGATATCCGGCGCTGCTTTGCCGACTATCACATCGAGACGACGGACATCCGGTACACGGTCGGAGGTGGCAAGGGGAGTGACGCACGGGAGGTTCTGATCTTCAGCTGGGATATCCAGGCGGAACCCGCCGGGCTATTCTGA